ATTTAATCACTTCATCTAACAAAGAAAATGATATTGCAAAATCTAAAAATGCTGAAGTGTCTTTTGGAAAACAAGCTCCACCAAAACCCATTTTACCATCAAATCCTGGAACACTTGTATGAGAGTTACCAATTCTTGGATCGGATCTCATTGCATAAGTAATCTCATCAAAATTACAATCATGTTTTTGTATTATATCATAGAATTGATTAAACCATAATACTTTTGTAGCAAGAAAACAATTAATTCCATATTTAATAAAGCTTGCTTCTTTTAATGTCACATGGTGGCATGGGCAAGGTTTACATTTACTATATTTTTTATATATTTTCTCAATATGGGTTGTATCTTTAATATGCCCGCCAAATATGTGCATTGGTGGATTAATAAAATCTTTATCTGCAGATTTTTCATTTAGAAATTCAGGATTATAGACTACTCTATCACCAGAAAGTTTATCTATAATATCAGGCGTGACAGTTGATTTTATTACAATATGTCCAGCTCTATTAAGCTTTAACCATTTAACAGTTTCAATTACTAGTTCAGCATTAACCGATCTATCATCATTCATAGGTGTTGGTAAACATACGAAAAAAATATCATCATATGGATTAGTATCTTCTACTGTAGTATCATATTTAATATCAATTGGAGTTATGTCACATAGGGTTTCATCAAAACCATTAATAATAGCTTTGCCTACAAATCCACATCCAATAACAGATATTTTTAATTTTAACATATAAATTCCTCTAATGTGTTACTTACTTTTTCATAATTTATAGTTTGTTTTTTATTACACTGAATAGCAAATTTGGCATCAATCATTTGATTATCAAGTCTACCATGTACAAAAGATTGAACTTGTTCAGCCATATCTTGTGCTGTAGTTACAGGAACATTTTGACAAATCATATTAAGATTTTTTACTCCGCCCTGTAACATAAAATCACCTGGAAGTTTCATAATAGAAAGACATTCTCGAATAGTCAAATAGCGATCTTCATCTGGATGAGTAAGATATCCTGGCATATGTCCTACAAACGCACCAATATAATCTTTAGGTATTTCGGTAGTCTTACGCATAATATTACCGCCACTTTTTAGTTTGTGGTACATACGATTACATTTACCAGCTTCATTTTCAAATCCTTTTTCTTTCATCCACTCGTGTACTTTATCGTATTTAATTCCAGATTTTTCAATTTCATCAAGTGGATTAGTACTCTTTACAATTTTATCTTGAAATTCAGAATGACAAATACCATTATTAAGTTCTTCAAGTACATATTTATAAAATGGATTTTCACTTGGAATTTTTTTATTAACAATTATATTCATAGGGTCATCTTCATGTAGATCTACATTACGAATAGTATCTTCAATTTTTTCATGTTTGCGTTCAATATAACTTAACATAGGTATTTTATCACCTTGCCAGAAAAAATAAAAAGTACGATCTCGTACTTGGCTTAGTCCATGAAGTATAGATTTTGTTTTGTAAATGCTAAATGTATATCCGTTTTGACTAGCAATTCTTTTTAACTGCTCAACAATCGGCGCACCCATTTTACTAGCTAATCGCGGGGCGTTTTCACCCCAAAATACTTTAGGTTTTAGTGTACTTAAAACATGCCGAGCAGTATTTACCATCCAGTCATTATTAGCATTAGTAGACGATGCAGATGGGCTAAGACTTGATAATCCAGCGCATGGGCAAACTGTATTGATAACGTCAACAGTTGGTACGCTATAAGGAGTATCACCATCTAAATGATGATAAGGCACTTTATTATCATAGTATTCAACTAATTGTCTGTCGTTAGCTTCAAATGCGGAATAGCTTAAAATATATTCGGGTCTTGTTCCAAAAACATTTTCTTGAGCGATTGTTTCACCACCAATAAGTGGTACAATAGACGCGTGTCTGTAAATCATTTATTTTTTTCCCTGTACTGCTTCTACTACACGATTTCTTAAATCTGTAGATGAAAACGAGTGCTTACGTTTGTTGTAGTGAATAGAACATAATCCAATACCAGTATGATCTGTGCCTTTATATTCTTCACCAACGATCCTAACATGTGGCTGAATAGTTAAAATCATATCGACGATTTCTTGTTCTGTACTAAATGGAATGACTTCATCAACAAAACGACAACCTGCCAATTGAACATAGCGCTCAAATGGAGTTTGAATTGGTTTATTTTTTGAATCAGGGCGGTCAACTGTAGGATCAGTTAGTAGACCACAAATGAGATAATCACAAAGCTCTTTAGCTTCTTGTAGCATTACAATATGACCGGCATGTAATAAATCAAAAGTAGAACAGGTAAAACCAATTTTTACTTCTTCAATAGGCTTGCCAACTTTTCTTGCTATCTCAGCTTTGTTTGTAAACATTATCAATACACTCCATAATAAAATATTTGTTAGGATGGTATTTGTACACCCTAGTCACTTCTGCCGCCACTAATGATACCAGCATATTTTTATTTATATCGTTAGCTAGAGCCAGATAATTTAAAGATTGCTTAAACAATCCAATCGGGTATAGATTAATAAGTAAGCTTGCACAAAACTTTGCAGCATCCAATTCAGTAGATCCAAATATTCCACAGATTGGATCAATTAAATGCATATCACAATTATTGAATAGCATATTTTTAATGCCAAAGTCACCATGAGAATAACCACGTTTTATCTCATACTGCTTTAAGCTTGAAGCCACTTCAATTAATTTTGTTTTACTAGAATTTTTAGCATGTTCTTCAATACGCTCAATATAATCACTAAACTTTAAATTGTCAACTGCTTTTAATGATTTCATTTTATCTAATTGTGTTTGAACTGTGGCTAAAGCCATCCAAAAATTATTTGAAAAGAAGTTTTCGTCGTGATTAATATAATCCATAGTAATAGTTTCACCAACAACTCGATGAATACTAGGTGTTTTAATGCCGATCTTTTTAGCGTTATCAAACCAATCACGTGTTTGATGTGCATTGCTATCTTGCTTATGTACTACTTTACCATCGGTATAGATTTCACCGCCAGATAATCCACCCTCGAGTTCACGAATATTAATTTCAAGAAAATCTTCAGGCACAATACCTTTATCATCAATATAATAAGCTGCTAAAGGCTTATCAAATGAGAGAATATTAAACTTTACATTATTTTTATCAAGCCAATTAAGCATGCTCTTTTCATATTTCTTACGAGCATCTTCACGGGTTTTGCATGATATAGAACCACGAGCAGTAAAGATGTCAATTTGCCAATCCTCAGAATGTAGCTTATTTAGCTTTTCAATAAGAGGTTTGTTTGGCAATGCTTCATCGAATTTACGGTTTTGATGGAAAGCTAAAGTATCGTCAAAGTCGACAACTATGCGTTTATGGTACATTAGAAAAATCCTTCAAGTGTTGCACCAACATCTTTTGGTTCTTTGATTTCATTTTGTTTTCCATCTACCAATGTATACGCTTTTTCATTTAATACACTTCCTGGGGTTGATACAATAATCTCACCATCTTCACGTCTTTGCTTTGCGCTTGGAAAATAACTTGAAATCCTATCTATAAATTCTATTTTATTACGTCTTTTTCCTTTTGTCAACACAAAATCTAAAAACTTAGGACCAAGTACTTCAATATCATTAAAATTATAGACTAACTCTTGACAAGCTTTTGTACGAGCAATCCATTCTTCTTTATTATTATAGATCCTATTTAATTCTGCTGCTAGCTCTTCTTCACATGTTGCTTTAGATATAAGTGGTCCATAATATTCACCCCATTTTTTACCTTCAGGTGATACAGCGTTTTCAGCAAAATGTTTACTAATGACAGGAAGAGATAAAAGAAATGATTCAATTACAGTATATTCCATACGATGGCCATACTCTTTTGGATTACCTAGACGATATCCACACCAAGCTGCCATAGAACTACCAAGTTGATTCATTCCAAAATCATATTTGTAACTATCATATGCTGTAATCGTGGTACCAGTCTTTTCTTTTTCTTTAGCTGGTTCATAGTGTTCGCCTGCAGAATTTGTGCCAATAAATTTAATCTTTGGTTGATATGATTTATGGTAAGGTGCTGGATCAGTGGCAAGAGTTTTAGATTCTGGAATTCCAATAGATGATATTGAACGTTCACATCCCATCAAAGTTAAATCCCAATCATTCTTTAAATATGGTTCAATACGGCAGATCATACCTGGATCTTTAAGTGTTGACATGCGGCCCATGTATATAAAGTGTTTCTTACGGTCTTCAAGCGAGGCACGGTGTTTATCATATTCACTAGTATTAACCCATATTGGATTCTCCATAAGACAACCTTCAAGGCCTGGATCAGTGTGTAGATAACAATCGTTAGAATAACCTTCAAACGATTGTGTAACACCAATGTCTGCTAAAGAAAATAATTCAGCAGCTTGGGTTTGTCTATTGATAGTTTGCTTCGTAATAGCATGGTCATGTATTACAATAATGGGATCACTGATATGCTCAACAAATTCACGGAAACGATCAATGTACTTTCCATTTTTGCGAGTTGGGAATGAATGTATGATTGCAATATCGCAAGTGTTTACTTCATCAATTACTGGTTGGGTATCTTTAATTTCATGATTGGATTCAACTCGATGAATAGTGCTTTTCCATTCAGTATCTTTAGCGCGGCCAAAGTGTTGTTTATTATCAAAATCAATTACGATTGTTTCATGCCCTTGAGATACTAACCAAGATTCGAATATGTTAGCGCCTTTGGTAACACCGCATCCTTCAATACCTTTTCCAAAGATAAAAGCAACTTTCATTTTTACTTCCTTTATTTCAGTGTAGCTCATGTTATAGTTATAACAGTTTTAATGATTATATTATATTACATTTTCAATAGAATGTAAACTAAAAGTTTACAGCACGACCCATCTATATTTAAGACCAGCCTCTTTGTAATATTCTTTTGACCGTTGCCATGAGTCATACCAACGATCTTCAATTTTTTCTCTAGGCATGATTAATTCCTTTACACCAACTTGAATAAGACCTTTTGCGCAATCAGAACAAGTTGGTAATCCAGAAACATATACACTTGAACCATTAAGACACACACCATTAAATGATGCATTAAAGATCATATTCATTTCAGCATGTATTATTCGAGCATATTTTTCTGTTTTATTAATGTAAAGATGTTGACTATCCATCATCCCACGCGGGAATCCATTATATCCTTGAGCTAAGACTTGTCCTTTTGAACCTACAGCTATAGCTCCAATCTGACTTGAAGGATCTTTAGACCATCCAGCAATAGTTTTAGCCAGCTCTAAATATCTTAGATCCCATTTATGTTGACGATCAGTATTATGTGACAAGATTAAAATGCCTTTCATATACGTGAAGATTTTGTACTTGCCATATCATCATGCCAGTACTAACCGGATCTTTAACTCTATAAATATTATTTAAATCTTCTATTAATTTATTTTGTACGTGGCGTTGCCAAGCATAATCATTCTTATAACCAAACACTACATCATTAGACCGCATTTGGACTACACAATGAAGTAAATTATCACGAATATAGTAAGTGACAGCGTTAGTACAAATGAAATCAGATTTTCCATTTTCGTTAAACTCCACCCAAATAGAAGGCCGATTGTAGATCATAGAAGCACGTCTACCATCAGGATTTTTATCTAATTCAGATAATGCATTTTGATATTGATCAAAATATTTATTAGCATAGATCAGATGACCATAGTTTGAATTAATTTCACCATGCGTATTAGCAGCATATTTCCAAGCTGCAGGAGCATCTTCACCAGACTCTTTATTAATATCAAAGATATTAGTTGATTGGCTATCGTACCAATCCAATTCTTTTCGAATATAAGAGTGAGATGGTTTACCGAATATAGATGCTTCATCTGCAATAAATGAAGCACCAATCATTTCAATAGTTCGTGCGCCAGTCTTATCAATAGTGAATGCTTGATCATTTAGTTCATCAACAAAGAATTGACGAACATCTTTTACAGAATTCATTTTCATTGTTCACATACTCTCTTTCTTAGATCGCTAGTTGAAAAGCGATGATCACGTTTGTTAAAGTATAGATCGATACCGCGATTGCGACATTCATCCTTACCAGTAAAATCTTTGCTTCTATACTCTTCACCAAGTATCCTAACATTAATTGGATACATGTTTATTATATCACACAAATCAGCTTCTGTACAATAAATAATGACTTCATCGACATATTTTATTGCAGTAAGTTGAGCCTGTCTTTCTACTATGTTTTGAATTGGAGCATTCTTTTCTTTACGATCCAGAGTGGGATCTACTTGTAAACCGCATATTAAATAATCACATTGTGATTTAGCTTCTCTGAGCATCATTATATGTCCAGCATGAAGCAAGTCAAAGGTGCTACAAGTAAATCCTACTTTCATTCTATATGACCTACTGTTTCCCTAATAATATCGTTGTGGTTAAATTCTGCCCAGTACAGTTCAAAAGCTACACCTGGCTCAATGCATTCGAATTGGTGATAAACACCAGGTTTTACTTTAGTATAATCACCGGCCTGTAAAACAGTTTCATCAATTAAATTATAATCATTTTGCCATACACGTACAAGCATTATTCCTGACTCGATATAAAAACCATTCCATTTATATTCATGAAGATGTTTTGAACATACTCCTGTAGCTTCCATTTCAATACGATGAAATTCTAAAGTACCATTAGCTTCAATAAGTTCAGTCATTCCCCAGACTTTTCCAGCTTTCAATTATTTGCTCCTTCATAGTTTGCAAGAAATTCTCTATCAATTTCTAAAGACCAATCTTTAGTAACATATGTTTTACCATTCCATTTATATGTACCAGCAAAAACATAATCCCGAGTCTTTTTATCATTTATATATATGATAACCCAATCAGGCTGGTATAAGCTAGGATACTTTTTACGCTTTTCTTTTAAACGATATAACACATTAGGAATATAGTTAAAAACTTTTGTTACTTTTACCTCAACATCAATACCTTCTGGAGATATTACATCCTGATATGGTAAAGGATTATCAGTGAAATTGCATTTTTCAATAAGAAACTGTTCAGCCGCAAGACCATACATATTAGTGACAGTAATATCATCAAGAGTTCTACCCTTTCGAGTAGACTCTTTATCAAAAATAAGTTGACTCTCAGCCTTTGCTTTGGCCAAGAGTTCTATCAAATCTATATCTTTAAGACTGAACGATCTCATTTGTTTTTCCTTTAGGTACTATAGGACGATTTAAAAAATCACGATCATCTGTTTGACCATCAATGGCACCATTCATATAAGCAGCAAAGAACGACGCGTAATTAGCAAGATCAATACAAGAGTCTTCAAGTGATTCAAAATTCGGGGCGTAGTTTGGATCTAGTTCCATAGCCTCGATAACAGACTGCATTCGCAAAACTTTTGCAGCCATTGTATCAAGAATACTAGCACAACCTCGAGGATAATAGTGAGCTTGTTTTACTCGAGAATTTGGATTTTGATAGTCATTACTTTTTTTGATTTGTACTTCTGCGCATTGATGCAGAAATCTAATTGAATGTTTATCTTTCATTTTATACTCCTCTTTCTGTTGAAACATAGGCATTGTTTGCCTTTGCTTTTGATAAAGATCTTCTATTAAGATAATAATTTGGTTTCTCCAAATTAGTATGTTTTTTGATCCTGGATGTTGGAATTTTTTGAATTCTACCACCATTATCAAGATAAGCTTTTACTAAATTATTAATTTCAGCTTTATGCATCTGGCAATTCCTTTCTGTCTCGTTGAAAGATGATTTCTTCGATTTCTTCTAGAGTCTCTCTGCATGTAGCTAGAAGAGGAGAGTCTGATGCAAGGATAAGTCTCTTAGCAGCGAAGATTTGATCGTAACGATCTAGACCTGTAGGGATTTGATTAGCGATTGTTTGAGTAAATAGGTTCATTGGTAACTCCTTTTGTTATATTCTTTATATAACACTTTTAAGCAAATGTAAAGGATTATTTTCAATATTATGCATTTTTATATGCATATTCTATAGCTCTATCAGCTTCAACATTTAGCGGCCGTTTTTCATATCTACGGGTTGTTTCATTATCCAATTCTCTTACTAATTGTTCAATTTCATATGACGATATTGGATATTGTCTTTTAATAGCACTCATTGCTGTTGATACCATGATCTTATATATCATTGCATATCTACCAGAATTATCAATACCAGATATAGCAAACCATTCTTTAATATGATTCTTATTAATAAATGGACAGTCTCTATATCCAGACCAATTGAAATTAGTATTTTCCATTTTATTTTTACGGTGTTCTATAACCTGAGCTTGCATTTCAGGTGTAAGCCTATCCATAAATGACGACCCTCGTTTTTCAGTATATGGATGTTTAGATATTAACTGTTCAGGATCAATATAAACACCAATATTACTGAATATAAAATTGTTAGCGCCAGCATACGTTGCAGGGATGTAATACATTCGAGATAAGTCTTTAGTTTGTCCATCTCCAATTTCACCGAGTTCTTTATTGAGAGCGAACCAGAAATGCTTGATTTTAACAGATTCAACCGGTTTGCTAAGTGGGAAGACAAGCCTAAACTTTGGATGATTGTCGGAACTACTGGCAGTACTATAGCAAACATAAGAAAGACTACCAAAACGATTATATAACTCATCTTTTAAGTTTCCTTTAAACTCATGATCATCAACATCAACAGCAGTCCAACCTGACCAATCCAAAACATTTTTGTTTGCCCGAGTCGTATCATCAACATAACTAGCTGGCGATATAAGTTCAGCATCTTTTTTTCCTTTCCTAGGCATCTCAGACAATTTATATAACAGCTTCTCAAATTGAGAGAAGCTGTTAAATTTCATGTTACGATTAGTTTTATTATCGTATATAGATTTAAAGAATGTCGCTGAGACTTCCATGATTACCTCTATGAGTTGGTGCAGTCCATCCTTCAGGCTTAAGCAAATCTGGTAATCCAAACGGATTAGGACGACCAGGCTTAACACCAGGAGATTTAGTCATATTAGCATTGAATACTTTTGTCCATGCTTCATTACCATTAACACCTAATACTTCAAGAGTGCCAATAGCAAATACACACATATCAATTAAACCATCAACTACTTCTTCAGCATCTTTTGCTTCAATAGCATCCATAGTCTCGTCATATTCTTCTTTAATCATTGACATACGAAATGCAAGATATTTTGCCATCAATTCTTTATTATCTTTATTGGCTTCAAACCAATCGTTGACACCAAACTTTTCATGCATTTGCTCGATGTCATTAAACCATACTTTAGTCATTATATTCTCCATCATTATATAGAGTATTATACTACATTTTTAATAGCTTGTAAATAAGAAAAGGTGTCTTCCCAACTATTTACTTGATATGTACTATTTTCTCCTCCACGATCATGTACAGCTAATGCGATTTCATGATCATTTCCGCCCTTATCGCACGTGTCTCCAAAGAAATAGATAATATCTAAAGGATCAAAATCATCAAGAATTTGTGATTTATTATTTCCTTTAGCAGTAATATCTATACCTGTTTCTCCTGCGACTTTAAATTCAAACAACGGAAATTGGTCTTGCAACTTAGCAGCAATATTATTTCTTTCATTAGTATGATTGTCATATGCTACATATTGAATTCGAGTACGATTGCCTATATTTCTTCCTGGAATAGATAAGTTATATAGCCCAGGACGCTCCTCAATGTGTTGTCCATTTTGAACTGGAAATGAGCTATCAGTGATAGCTCTATTCAAATAACCCCACATTTCGTCTGGTAACTTTAAAGTAGAAGTACGAATATTCTTACCACGTTCCCATACGTCATTACCGGAACATTGATAGTTACGCTTAGTCATTCCCCAAATGACTTCTCCAACCTGCTCTCGTGTTTTTTGAATATCACTACCTGTTACTAAATATACTTTATTTAAACAACAAAAATCAAAGAAAAACTTTGAAAACTCTTCATCCATTTTACCTCTACTTGGAGTAAGAGTTCCATCAACATCAAAAATAAAATTAATCATTTATTAAACTTTCTAAGATGTTTAACACATTTTCACTATCGTCACGAGTGCCATGGTTAATTGCTTCTTTGACACAATTTCTAGTAAAGTCTAATGAGTATCTATGACCAGCTTTATCCATACCAGTATTAATAAGATATACGTTACAATCATTAGACTGAATTTTTTGCATTAGTAAATCACTATAAACATGTATTGGTCTTGGCATAAATGGCGAACCATAACACGGACTAAAGAGTGGCTTAATTTCTGTTGCTCCCTGTTCAGTTCCAGGCATTTGGCTCGTATATCCAGTTTCAAAAAAGCGTCTTACAGTTTCACCAGAAATTTTAGATACGGGAGGAAATACGCCTTTTGCGTCCATAGTAAGAAAAAAGATATTAGTTGGATGATTAAATTGTTGAGGCTCATGATAAGCATTTTCAACACATGTAATAGGATAACTTAATCTCGCATTTGGTACACCTGGATTTTCTACAACTAAGCAATCTTCTAATCTTGCTTTTTCTACTGCATCAAATATAGTCTTATGTGTCTCTGGTGTTAACCCTTCACTCTTTGCATAACAACCCGTTTCAATCATTTCAATTCCATTATGATTCCAAGATACTTCATCATCACTAATCAATCGGTATTCTGGATCACTACTAAGAGTTGTTTTACCAGTGCCACTTAATCCAAACATTAAATTAGTCGTATCATTATATGTAAAAGCACTACAATGCATTGGTAAAATATCATGTTTTGGTAATTCAAAACTAACTACACCAAATATACCTTTTTTGATTTCGCCTAGAAATGTTGTCCCAGCAATTAACATAGTTTTAGTATCAAGATTTACATAGATTTTTGGTTCATCAACTTTTAATTCTGTATTATGCCAAATCGTCCAATCTGGAATAGTCTCGTTGTTAGGGACTACATCAAACATATTCTTGACAAATTGCTCGTGTCTTTCATCGTTAGTATTAATTTGAAATTTTATACCACATGTTTCAAGATATAATGGTTTTCTATAAATATGTTCTGATATTATCCTAGGCATCATCAAATCTGCAAATTGAAGAAAGTCTTCCATTTCTCCAACTTTATAATACTTTGGTCGAGTCTTGTCTAAACACTTTGTTTTTTCTCCAAAAAAGTATTTATTTTCTGGGCTTCGTCCTGTTGGACTTGTTGTAATATTAATATTTGTCATCCAAAGAAATCCTCTAACGTTGCTCTATCTTCAACCGACCAACCAACAGCGTCAAGAATTGGTGTGAGTGGTTCAATAAAAGTTTTATCAAATTGCATATCATAGTTTATATATTTATGAAGATTAAGCTCGGGTGGTAAGTATTCTGGAAAGGATATGACATTTTCTTTAATAGGATTAGGCATCTTAAGATAAGTGAATTTAATCTTTTCGCCATTTTGTATCATATCATATTTTTTATTAAGAGCTTTGTCTTTAATTTCATGATTATATAAAAGAGAACCACGAACATGAATTGGTGTACCCTTTTTATAAATTAAATTTCTATCTTGCCATTTAGTAACTTCTGACACTCCACGAGGAAATGATACTTTTTCGGGAGGTAATGATTTAAATTCTTGTCTAAAGTTATCTATAAACTTACGAGTTTTAATTTCAGATCCAGTAACAATTATTTTAAATGCTTCTTTAAATTTATCACGAACTACTTCAGGAGTACTGGATTTAATAGCTTCAATACCCATAATTTTAAGTTTTGGTTCAGCATATTGTACACCCTCGTTATTATGTACATTGAGAATATATCTTTTCTTCGCTGTCCATATACCACGATCAGCTATAACTTCCCTGCCCATTTCCATACGAGGAGTGTAAGCATTTAATCTATGAAATAATTCATCATATGACTTAGCAATTATAGGTTCGAAGTGTGTCTTACATATTTTGTCCAATGCTTTAACAGGGTCTTTTGGCGCCAGTTGAGCAATAAGAGGACCAAAATTAATATAGACTGAGTCAGTGTCAATAGCAATAACATAATCTTTTCCTTTAGTTTTAAGTATTTTATTCATTTCAATATTGATAGCTCTTTCAGCCCACTTTATTGAAAGTTGACCAGTAAGAGTTACACTTTCGGCAAGAGCATTATCAAAATATTTAAAATACTTATTTGCCATTGCGCCATACAAAGAATTAAGTAAAATCTTAATAGACATTTGATTATTTTCTAGCTGATTAATTTCTGACTCAAGAGCTACATTTTTTGTTTGCTCATACTCTTGTTTTACCTTAAGCATTTTTTGTTTAATTACGCTACGTTCAGCATAATATTCAACAATTAGTTCAGGAATAATACCTTGCTTATTTTTACTAAATGGGACACCACTTGCACATATAGAATACTCATTAGAAGCAGCCTCACCTGCAGTAAAATAGTGATCAACACCTTGGGTATATTCACCAAATGATTTATCTTTTACAAGAGTTTCAGGAGATATATTAGATTGAACAATTATGTTTGGATATAGAGAATTTAAATCAAATGATACGACCCAATCATGTGAACCAACATGTGGATCTTTAACATAACCTCCAGCAATTGCGTGAGATTTTTGTGGTTCACGAGTACGATCTAAATTACCAGCTGGGTTTTTCTTTGAAGTTTCAGTAGCTCCATGAACAGCATACATACATGGTTTAATCTGTTCAATTGGTGATATTATATTATTTTTAAGAAGTCTTCGATAAATGATTGATTCCCATATTGAAGTTGTACCCATTGTATCACCAAGATTAACACCACCTTTATATGCCATAGTCAATCCAAGATTAATAAGACCCATTTTTTGATCAATACGATCTACAAGTTGAACATCTTTAATATTATAGTCAATAAACTTTTGATGGTCGGCCTTATATAGACTATGAAGATTACCGTGTTCTTCATAAGATAATTTTTTTTCATTAAGGACTGTATAAGCAATATGGTCAAGCTTATAAGATTCTTGAGCGCCATATGAATAACCAAACTTTTTGAATAATTCAATATAGTCTGCGGTTTGAATACCAACTAATTCATAACTATATTGAGTGCGGCCCATCTTAGTTATTTGTCTATCATTAACCAGCTTCCATGGAGAAAGTTTATTAGCTGCTTCTTCAGTACCAATATTTTTGATACGATTTACAAGATAAGGAATATCAAAGAAACGAATATGCCAACCTGTAATAACATCTGGATAATTGTTTACCCAATAATGTAAAAAGGAAGCTAACATAGCTTTTTCAGTATCAAATTTATGATACTTGATTAGATCACCATTCATTTCTAATTCTGTTTTTGCTGGATCATAATCGTTTAATCCCCAAACTTCATAGATGGAAGATTTACTAGATTTAAGAGCAATTGATATAATAGGATATGCAGCTTCTTCTGGAACAGGAAATCCATCGTCTGATGCAACTTCAATATCAAAATTAACTATATTGATATGATTTTGATTAAATTTTATATCAGTTGGAAATTTATCTGTAATAAATTGTTGGATATAATTTCGGGTGCCATATACTTTAACGCCTTCCATTTCTTTATAAGTTTCAAGAAAATCTTTTGACTCACTCATTTTTTGAAATTTAATAGCATTTAAATATCCACCATCGAAAGAACGAAATTTTGTAGGTTCTTTCGATGGCAAATATTGTGTTGGACCAAATTTAATTCGGTCTTCTATTCGAGTACCGTTTTCAGTATAGCCTCTATATAAAATAGTATTACCATACCGATTAACTGATGTGTAAAAATTATTCAAAACATTCCTCCGTCATTGGAGTAATTATAACATAATATAGAAGTAATGTAAACCTTTAATCTTTCTTCGAGACAAAAGAATACATTTCTTTAGCTTTTTCCATCATGTCTTCAACTGAATATATTTTGTACGCATCTTGTAATTCATCCCTAGTTTTTAGGCCTTGATCATACATATCAGTAGCAAGTTGAATATTCATTTTATATTGTTGATCCATATAGTCTTTAGACATTTGAAGCATTTCAGCTCTAATTTCAAAGGGGTTTTTCTGTGTCATGTGTGTGATTCCTTTAATTGTGTTATGATTAATAAAACCATCTTTTATTAATCATAACTGTGTGTAGTGTGTAATTGGGGCAGAAATGCCCCAATTTTTAATTTATTTTATACCAAAAATATTCTATTATTTGTCGGTATAATCGGTAATTCATTACCATAACGTATACAATCACCCCCAACCTCTGAGGTTATCATTCTCCCATACTTTCATTCGCCTTTCAAGATCGGCGTGAGATTTAGCTTTTGAGAAATATTCATCTCTCAATTCAATCTCAGTTTTAGGCTTAACAAATTTGAATAGTTTCATAAGTAATTCCATCATCTTTCTGCCTTTGGAAGATGATCTAAATTTTCTAAACCCATGGTATTTCTATTCAATAAATCCCAAATTTGATCTACTGTCATATTTGGATATTCGCTTTTTAGCATAGGAGCAATTTTTCGGTTTGCTTCTACTTGTCTGGCTCTAATCATAGAATTCCACAAACGGTTGAGAGAATCGTTAATTAGATCTATTAATGAACTAATTGCTTTCGTTAAGTAGTTGTGACTTGTTAGTATATGTTGCATTTGAGTTTTCCTCGTTTTTTCCAATTGAAATTTTACGAGGACGCATTTCTTCTGGTATTTCATACTTCAATTCTATTGCAAGTATGCCATCCTGAATATCTGCTCCGTTTACTTGAACGTGTTCAGACAATCGAAAAGTACGTTTAAACTTCTTGGTACTAATACCACGATGAATAAAATCTCTTCCTTTGCTTACGTGTTCTCCAGTTATCATCAAAGTTCTATCTTTAACTTCTATTGATAATTCATCTTTTGAAAAACCAGCAACTGCGAGTTCAATAAGATACTCGTGCTCAGATGCTCTAATAATATTATGGGGCGGATAGTGATCTGCTGCGTGACGAACGGTATGTTCCATTTCATTAAACAGATGATCAAATCCTACAAAAGATGATCGCGGAAATAGTGTTTGTATGCCTGTCATTTTGGTGTTCTCCTCTTCCAAGCAAGAATGTTCTGGGACCAGACTATTCTGCATCCCTCCGTCTTTGGACAATTCCTATGAATTGCCTCTATAGTATATATAGTACTTTGTTTAAAAAAGTAAATAGCTTATATCAAAAAAAAATTATTTTCGACCAATATTATACTTTGGACACAATTCCCATTGGTTTTTATCTTTAAAAGAAATTATTTTAATTTGTCTTAAAGGCGCAACTGGTAAAGCTTTTTGAATATTATCTATTGTAATCAAGCCCCAGTCAGAAATTAATGTAGCAATCGTATTTCGTCTAGCAATATCAGTCTCTTCAAGAGTAGATTTTTTACCATCAAGCAAAAATAATTCTTTGAAGTGTACAATGAAATATCGACCCTGTTTATGTAGTATATGACAAGATTGAAATAATTTCTTTTCTTTTCTAGATGCAACGCCAATGCGTGTAAGAGTTTCTCTAACTTTTAAAAAATCATCTGGATCGTTAAGAGTAATCTCTAACATAGATTCTGGAGACCAGTCTACTAAAGTAGCTTCTTCATTCATTTTTTCAACTCACTTTTTAATATATTCTATTCACGATAATGTACTCATGATAGTTGTATTTATACTAATTAAATTTTTAGCGAGTTTTACCACCTTTACTAATTGATGAATGAATTTTTTCCAAATGTTCTTTTGTTATTAACGGTAGAACTTGATATGCTTTTGCTTTTGAATATCCATAATATTCTTTAATAGCATCAACATCTTTTGATTTATCTTCTTTAGTCCATTTAGAAAACCTTTTTCTTTTACGAACAATTTCAAGATAAAAGTCATACTGAAGCCGGCTATCAAGATTATGATTAAGATTCATCTCATTAGCCATTAAAACAGTATCATTAAAATAAGAAAGACTACGATTAATCATAAAAGCTGAATAAGCTTTTTCATCTAAATCATCATTCATGATATTGGTTTTAGTTGTATTGATACTATTAAGATAGTCAAAAGGACTCATAGCGCTTGGGCCAATGCTTGAATTCTCATAACATCTACAGAAATATCATGTTTTGGATCATGATGAATAAATTTATCTGCTACATCAACTGGCATAAATTTATTATTTAAAGAAGATCCCCAAGCCATACCATCGATAAGAGACCGAGTATCTCTTATTGTCCACCAAGGATATGGCGTAACTTGATCTGTATCTTTCATTAAAAAATCAAAAAAGATTGGGTCAAAGGTGTTGCCTCGAGTATAAACTTTTTTAAGATCATCTGGTCTATTTTCAACAAAGAAATCATATAATTCAGTAATAGATACATCATCAGTAGATGGTTTTAACTGATATTGAGCTTCTTTTGGTTGGTTTTTCCACCAATCAATAGTGCTTTGCTGAACAGATCGACCATATTCTTTAACCTGTTCATCAACATTAAATTTAATCATATGACAATTTTTTAAAAGTTCTTCATATGAATATGGTTTATCAACAAAACGAGATTCATCAAATGAGAGCATAGCAAATGAAATTACTACACCTTTAACTGGATCTTGTGATAAGGTTTCAAAATCGTATACAACTGCATTATCCATTATTGGAACTCCACATTAGCCATTAGCTCTGTCATACATGCTACTACATTTAATTCATGATCAGCAACAAAAGCTTGTTTATATTGGTAGTCAGCAAGAATAAGAACTACTTGAGGAACCGATGCTGGTTTCATATGATTATACATACGATCATAAATCCCACGAAAGATAGATGACGCATCGGTATCAATATTATTAACAACCCAGCTTCGCATTTTCTTAAAGTCTTTTTCTTTGATATATTTCATGAGTATATCAATTTCAGTACCAGTAGAGCTAGAAGAACCACTGCTACTAAGTACACTATCCACAGATCGTCTTTGGAGTTCATTTAAAACCCTCCTCCAATCAGGAGCATGTTTCATAATAATATCAACTAGATCTTGATGTTCATATGTAACATTTTCTTGCTCAAGAATATTACGTGCTCTCTTATAGAATGATGTAGCAAGAACAGTCAGATCTTTCTTTGAAGTATTAAATTCATATACACCACAACGAGAATGAAGTGGTTCAATGATACGATTTTTAAAATTACAGGTTAAGATAAACCTACAATTATTAGAGAACTCTTCAATAAAAGCTCGAAGAGCTGGTTGAGTTGATTGAGCATTTAAATAATCAGCTTCATCAAGAATAACTACTTTGTAGCCACCCTGTAAAGAAATTGATGAAGCAAATTGTTTAATTTTACCACGGAGAGTATCAATATTACCTTCTTCAGAACCATTGACTAAAATGTAATCTAAGCCAAGAGAGTTACATAATGCTTTTGCAACAGTAGTCTTACCAAGACCAGCAGATCCCGTAAATAACATATTTGGGAGTTCACCGGTCTTGATAATTTGTTCAAATGTTGTTTTTAGCTCAGAAGGTAGGATAGTTTTTTCAATGGTTTGTGGGCGATATTTTTCAACCCACAGAAATTCATTATCAAGATTCATTATATAGTCTATCCTTATAGATGGTTTATTCTTCTTCAGCTTCTTCTTGTTTGAATGATTCAACTACTTGAACTGCTTGAGCACATTGATCACGTAGTTGACCAATTGTGGAAAGCTCTTCACCTCGAAAACCACCACGCTGAGTAATAGTATCAATAATAGCAATAGAAGATCGAGAGATCTGATTCATTAGATCATAAGATTTTTTGTGGTCGGCCATAGTTTATTGTTCTCCATAAGTTGATGTTTTTTCAAGTGCAATCCAATAATTCATTGAATTTGCTGAGTTAGTAAATTTAGAAATTAGCTTTGACGAAACTTCGACAACATAATCTCCAGCTAAAACTTTAATATTAGAAATATTAAATACAAGTTTATATATACTCTCGTTAGTCTCAACTGGTACAGAAATAGAATAAGTATTTGCTGTTTTATTTTCTACAGTCGTTACAGTCAAACTTGCAAGACCGTCACCATCTGGCTCAATAACTAGTTCGTTATGACCGAGTGCAGCTGCAGCTCGTTTAATTCTACCTAGTGTAGTATTATCAAGTGTAAAGCTAATATCATGGGCAGGCATTTTTACGTCTTTAGTAACGGTAGTAAGCATATCAATATCAGCATATCGATATTTAATTTTAGATCTACCACTTGAATCAGCAATTGATACATATTCTTCATTGAATTCTAGTTGAGGTGAATCGACTAAGTTAAGTACACTAAGGAATTCGTTTAGATCATAGATACCAAAGCTTTTTGGAAAGTTTTCCACAACTTCAGCTTTTGCTAAGAGATTTTTAGCTTCTGCAATTGTTTGTAAGGTATAACCTTCATTGATAACAATATTAGAATTAATTGCTGAAAAATTCTTAAGAATTTGTAGAGTATTTTCAGTTAGTTCCATCATATATTCTCCATTTTAATATTAGTCTATTATATCATATTTTAGCAATAGTGTAAACAGTTATTTGACTTTACTAAAATTTTTATCTTTATAAAATTCAAGTTTTTCTTTGAATTTTCCATCAAGAATCTCTCCCTTATGAGAGATGACAAACACATTTGTATCATCATCAAGTGTATGTAGTATTTTCATTAGATTATCTACACCATCATGATCAAGAGAGCTATCAAATGTTTCATCAAGTATCAAAAGATTTGTTGCGACTGAGTTTTTCATTTTAGCAATTTGCCGCCAAGTAAAGAGAAGTGCTAAATCAATTCGTTGTTTTTCTCCTTCTGAAAATGAGTCATACGAAAAAGCATCTCTGTGCCGAGATCGTATTGTTTCTTGAAAACTGCCATCTAGATTAAAATGAACAAAGAAATCTAATACCTGTAAATATTGATTAACAAGTTTATTGATAACAGGTATATATTGTTTAATAACTTTTGTTTTGATTCCAGTGTCTTTAAGCATTTCACTCATAACACTATTGTAAGAATATTGCTCATTTAATTTGTATCTTGATTCCATATATCCTTCAATTTTATTACGCATATCAAGTAAATCAGAATTAGCAGTAGAAAGATCACCTTCTCTTGAAGTTAATCTAGCAATACCGGCATTGTAGCCAGTAATCTGATCTTGATATATCTCAATGTTCTTATTATTAGAATGAACATCGGATTGTTTTTTTCTTATTTCTTCGTGTGCTTTTGTCCACTTATCTAAATTCTCTGTTATCTCTTCGGCTTGTTCTTGTAATGTATCCAACGTGTTCTTGAGAGCGATCGCTTCGGTTTTGAGACTATCAACCTTCCCCTGCTTAAAAATTGGTTCGATAGCCTGTGTACAGGTAGGACAGTTGTCATTCTCTTTGTAAAATTTCGAAGCGATGACGACGTTTTTAATGGAAGATGATGTTGTAGCCTTATCTGACAATACGATCTGTTTTTTATTATTGGCTGTACTAAGTGCGTCTGCACAGGTTTCGGCGTTTTTTTGAATAAAAGTGCTAAGTTCGGAATTAGATAATTGTAATTTCGTGATGATCTCTTGTACTTCTTTAATTTTTTCTTCTTTATCATTTATCTCATCCGTATTAATTTGAGTTATATCTCTAATATATTTCTTTTGAGACTCTATTTTATTTTTTACAATATCCAATTTATAATTTAATTCTTTAAGATTTTCTTTTAATATAGCATTTTTTTCTTTAATAAGAATATTCATTTTTGAAAATATATTAATATCAAGTAAATCTTCAATCACATCTCTTCGGTGTTGAGCTGGTAACTGCATAAATGGAATAAATGAACTACTACCAAGAACAACAATTTGATGAAATGATTTATGATTCAATTTAAGAAGATTTTGTTCAAGTATTTTTTGATATTCTTTAGAATGTGATGATTGATTTAATAATTCACCATTACGCCAAATTTCAAATATTCCAGGTTTAATTCCTCGTACAACTTTATATTCAAATTTACCAATTACAAAATTAACTTCAACAATACAATCTTTATTATTAATAGAGTTTACTAATTGAGGCTTATTAATATTACGATGAGGTTTTCCAAACAACGCAAAAGACAGCGCATCTAGCATAGTAGATTTACCAGACCCATTATGTCCAACAATTAATGTTGAAGATATTTTATTTAAGTTTATCTCTGTCCACTTATTACCAGTCGACAAAAAGTTTTTCCATCTAAGATTTTTAAATACTATCATACTACTTCAAGCGCCTGTGCTTCTGTTAAAAGTTTTCTCATATCAATCTTAATTCTATCTTTATCTAATTCTGTGTCAACAGATTCAACATAACTGTCTAACAATGTTGAAGTATCTTCAAGTGATATACCTTCATCTTCAACATTTTCTCCAATAAACTCTTCAAAGTTTTCAGCAATTTTTAGTTCATGTATCTTCTTATTCTGTATTCTATCAACAAATTTATCAAATGTAAATAGATCTTGTTTATTTTTTACAACTATTTTTACAAATTTATGGTCTAAATGATCTAGTTTCATATCTAAATAATTATAATTCGAATCATCATATATAATTCGTTCATATAGAGTATGAGGATTACGAATAGCTTCAATGTTTCGAGTTTCAGTATCGATAACATGAAAATATTTGTTATCGTGTGCGTCATTCCAAAAGAATTCCATCTGTGATCCAAGATACATTACGTTATCTCGTTGTGATTTTGTATGGAAATGACCCGATAGTACTTTTTCAAATCGATTGAAAATATTATGATCCATGCCATGTTGGTTAACAATACCAGCCATTAAATTAAAACCTGATAATTCTAAATGACCACCTAGCCAATCAGCTTTACAGTTTTTAATAAAGTTCATTGACTCATCATGATTTTCTGGAGTAATCCATGGCAACATTGCAAACTTAAATGAATCATATTCCATTACTGTCGGTTTCATTACAATGTGAATTTCATTCATAAAGTGACCAAGTAGTTCTTTAAGAGAATTCAGATCATTTGTATTTTTATAATAAGTATCATGATTACCTGGCATAATGTCCATAGCAATACCAAGATCTCTCAATCGATTAAGAAAATGTTTTCTATTTGAATTAAGAGCTTTAAAATTAACAAACTTACGATGATCATAGTAATCACCGAGGTGAATTATTTGTTTAATATTATGTTCTTTACAATATGGAAAAAATATTTTGTCATAAAAAGTATTTGCATTATCTAAGAATATGTCTGAGCTATTTCTAATACCACAATGAGTATCATTCAAGACCGCTATTTTCATTTTTTAATGTTCCAATCAGCTTTTTCTTCAAGTACAAATTGTACTGCTTGATAGTAATCTTTGTCCTCGTCGTTCATATGTACAGCAAATAAACTAACTTTGGCCATTTGATTTAATAGATCAGTTTTGCCTTCTATCAAATGATCTTGTCCAGGTGACTCCATAATAGCTTGAATAGCATCCATATGAAGCTTAATTCTTTCTTGTATCTTACTCATTCTAAGAAATCCTGTAAGTCTGAGTCAACTATACGAGCTCTTTTCTTTGGTGGTTTATTAGCTTTAGCATAAGTTTTAAGTTCAGTATCATACTCTTTAACTTTATTAATTCTGTCCTTCAATGTATCAACAAAATGGGTAGCTACCTGTGTTGACTCTTCACTACCAGAAGAAGTGATAAACGCCTCAACTCCAGATTGCAACATATATTTTTCTTTGATCTCTTGTTGCTTCTTTTCTTTTGTGATTCTACGAAGAAAAGCAAACCAAATAATTTGCGTAAAATAAGCAAATGCGTTTGGTTTGCCTGACCGAGTTTTAGCATCAATATTATAATTTTCAACGGCCTTTAGACAATTTTCAACTGCATCCATAACCATTTCTTCACGATAAGTATATCGTATAAAGTTAGATTTATGTGAAAGATTTTCAGCAATTTTTAAAAAAGATATAGCAATATCATCGGGAACAATTGGTAAAACATCGCTATTTTCTTTAGCTTCAGAAACAGTTTTTACATAGTTAACTACTGATAATGAAAATTCAGCATTATTTACATAATGTACGTTTTTATTTTTTTTAGGCATAATATTTGTATCTCCACAGAATATATTAATAATTATAAACTATTTTTTGCTGTTTGTACATAAATTTATTTTTTAAAATATTGAAAATAACTGTTTACATACCGCAAGAAATGTGGTATAATAAAGAGTATTCTTTAAAGGGAAGGTAGTATCTGCTAATGCATTCTATCTTTTGGTGCTTTTGCAAATGTTAAAGTCACAACATTTTTAAGTTCGCTGTCATCTTCATCAAGAATTTTTGCTAAAGTGTCTAAAGTATTTTCTTTTTCTTTAATTTCTTCATTCGACATTTCTATGATTTTCGATAGAGCAGATTCGTATTGCTTTAGTAATTCAATGTGTGGATTAGACAGTGCCATGCAATGATAAGCATTAATAGTAATTACTTCATCTTTTTGTTCAATGTATGTCATCCAAGGTTTAAGTACATATAATGTAGTAGTATATTCTTCTTCAGTGCTTGTAGTTCTAAATTTATCGATTAGTAAACAATATCTTACAACTAAATCATCTTCGAGTTCTTCTAAAATTTCACAAATAATTTCATCGCCATTTACCATTTTAATCTGTTTAACGTTATCTACAATCATTACTCTAAACCTTTATTTTATATATTTTGAAATTAAATTGCTCTCTTTTATATATTTTGATTCTTTCTTCGGAATGTAACAGCGTATAGTTTTTCTTTGATTTGTGCTGTATATCATCTGATATGTCATATAGTTTAGTAGTTACTCCATTGTCGCTTTTTCTGAGTCCTCTACCAATACTTTGGAGGACTTTAATTTGTGACTTTGATGGGCTCGCAAAAACGATGTTATGAAGATTACGTATGTTAATCCCTGTACTAAAAGTCCCGAGACTAGCCACGATAATCGCATCTTTTTGTTTCTCCGTTATTTTTCTTATAGCTTCTCTATCAGTAGCTTCAGTTGCACCACTAACAAAGAATACCTTTCTATTTATATCAGCTTTAGATTGTATCAGTTCATACAAAATCTTACCATGTTTTTCGACGAACTGAAATAAGACTAATGAATTACCTTTTTGATCGAGTGCCAGGTTTCTTATAAAATGATTACGTTTTTCATTTCCAATTATAAAATTTATTTCTTGTTGATATGTAGATCCGCTTATTAATTGTCTTACATCTTCGCCATGTTCCAATCTTAAAATAAAAATATCAAGAGCTGCTAATGTCTCTTTATCTTGTAATGCCTTAGTTGTAGTGACTTTCATTACTTTACCGAACAAACCTTCAAGAACTAACTTATGTGTTTGTGTTCCATCAAGCGTTCCTGTAGTACCAAAACGATATGCTGTTGTCTTAGCTTTATTCATAATATTGGACAGAGATTTTGATTTAAAACCATGAACCTCATCACCAAATATAACACCAAATTGACTAAACCATGTCATGGGTAATTTATATATTGATTGCCATGTACTAATAAAAACGTTTTCAGATATATTCATTTTAGCTTGACCAGAAAAGATAGCATGGCAATCATCTTTTGAAAAGCTGTTATCTTCAGATGAATAATCATCAAAATCTGACATCATTTGTTGAACAAGAGAAGTAGTTGGAACAATGACTAAAACCTTATCTTCATGGTTAGCCATATACCATCTCATCAAAACATATATTATAAGCGATTTACCTGAGCCTGTAGGAGATAATAAGATTGCTCGTTTCTTACGAATGCTTTCACATATAGCATTAAACTGATAATCTCTTACACCAATTGCTTTTCCTTTGCTATGAAGTTTAAGTGATTCTATAAAGCTCATAATATCTTTGACGTCAATTTTATTAAACGATTCAGGTGGACCAAACGGTCCGTCTTCATATTCTACTGTATAGTCACGCTTTTCAGCAAATTCTTTTACATAAGATAATAAACCAACTGGCAACTCATAGCTTGCAGGATTAAATAACCTTACTTTACCATCCCACACTTTGTTACGAAATAAAGGCATATATTTGTAACCTGGAACAAAGAACGAAAAGAATTCGCTAAGCTCCATTGCTATACCATTATCGCATCCAATGAGTAACATTGCTTCATTTTTCTTCTGTAATAAAATTCTATCCACCAGCTTGAAACATCTTCCATTTTATAATATTACTAATTGTTTGGTGTCGCCATTTTAGAGTATCGACTATTTCAGTAAGAGTCTCTACAATAGTTTTAAAATACACCACCTTTTCTTCGCTCTGTTGTATATCTATATCAGAATCATAATAGCGATTCATGTCACCTTTCATGATTTTCATACCACGAAAAGGATCATATTCCCAGCCTTTTTCTTTTAACTCATCTTCAGTCAGTTTACCGTTATAATAAAGCCATTTTTCTTTCAGCAATATTTTTTGATTTAATTCTGTCTTTTTCAGTTTAAGTTTTGTGATAGACAGCATCTCAAGATATTTGGCATGAAACTTAGCTATTTGGATTGAGCTGGTATCTAAGTTATTTTCATCTAACTGACAGTCTTGCTGCCATTCTTCAAGTATATTTTCAAGTGTTAACAATTCAATTCTCCATAATATAAAGTATATATACGTTAAGTTATAATAAAATATTCAGTCCTAAATGATGCTTGGAATGTGACTTGACTTGGTTCGCCAACTGTAGCTGAGAAATTTAAACCACTTAAAGAAGTAGGAACACAATCTATATATTTTATTGTTCGAACAACATTGTTTGAGTTTGTCATTAACAAAACAGTAATATCAGCTTCATTTGTGTCAGTAGCTGATGGTATATCACGATATAAAGGATTATTTCCTGAAAGTCCTCTTCTGTCTTCTGTCTGCGATTTTGCCCAATTATACATTTCAATATATGAGTTCATACCTTCATCTACTATGATCTCAAAACCTAATTCATCAATAGTTAAAGTGTCACCAGGTAGACCAACAGTAGCAATTCTTTTATACGCCATAGGAGCAGAAGTTACAGTAACACCTGGATGCTGAAAAGCTTGAGCAAAAAATTCTAAATTACCGAATTTTTTTCTATCGATTATTACTTTAAACTGTGTACTCTGTAGAAAATTGATATTAGTAGTTAGTGCTGCCATATTATAACTCCTTGAATTATTACTATTTATATTTTTTTTATATATAAATACATACATAATATCAAATTAAGTAATGGTGTAATTTTAATGGCTAGACGCATAACTGTAAACTTAAGTGACACTATTAACACTTGGAGAATAAAGACAAATGCTCTTAGTAATTTGATAGGTGATTTAGACTTATTGTCTACTGAATTTACCAATCATGATTCTGATTTCGTAGAAGCTATAAATTGGGCATTTTATAATAGAAGACAATACACAGCAGGTCTTGGAATAAGCAAGTCAACTAGCGGAGATTCTTCAGGCGCATTTACTGTTTTAGCTGGAAACGGATTAACTCAAGATGCAAATGGTTTAAGTATAAGCTCTGGAGCATTAGAAAATGCTATGTTAGGATCTATGCCAGCTAATACAATTAAAGTTAGAGATGCAGGAACAGATGGAGTTTTGTCAGATAAAGTTTTAACAGATACTCAAATTTTAATTAATAATGGAGCGGGATTTACTGCAGCATCATTATCAGGCGATGTTACAATGACAAATACTGGTGCTGTTACGATTGAATCTGATGTTATAACATATTCAAAAATGCAAGACATTGTAACTGCAAACAGAGTGCTTGGAAGTTCAACCGCAAATGGAATTATAACAGAAACTCAAGTGCAAACTGCAATGATTGCTGATGACGCTGTTACTACTGTTAAAATTCTAGATGATAATGTTACATATGCTAAAATCCAAGACGCCAGCGCTAATTCAGTTTTAGTTAGAGACG